CGGAATTGACGAGCCTCCTCGTAAAATGGGCGTCCGAGAAATTTCCAGATAACTGACATATCGCGTTCAACCGCAGAAAATATTCGCAAAATGCGGACAACTTACAGATATCGCCGAATGGGTTTTGAAGGTAATCTCCATCAAGTCCCGAAACGACCACTACCTTATTTTCATTTTCGACCAACTCCCGAATAACATCGAAACTATTCCGAAAAAATTGGATTTCATCAATGACGATTACATCTGCCCCTTGAATGAGGTTGTAATACGTTGTCAAGAGGGAGTCCAAATTTTCCAAAGAGAGCGTCTTTTTGAGAATTTCGCGATTATGCGACGAAATATTTCCCTCGCTGTCATAACGTGTATCCCGACTGTAATTGATAACTATTATTTTCTTATTAATCGATTGATACTGTCGCGTAATGCGGATGAGTTCCGTCGTTTTCCCAGAAAACATAGGGCCAGTAATTACATGAAGGAGGCCACATCCCTTTTCTAAATAGGCCTCTCTTGAAACAGTCCTCGTCTTTCCGTCAATAGTTTTAGAGAAAATACCCTTCGAGCTGTCGCATTTTACTGAACAAAGGCCAGTGAGTTTGTAAGCGGAATCGCATTTCGGAATCAGATTCATAACGTTCGGATAATATTCGCGGTCGCTATTTGAATCTAATCCTGCGCAAATGACTATTTTTCCATATTTATTACAAAGTAGCTGGATTGCCGAGATTGAATCTTGGAAAAAATGAAGATTATCAACTGCGATTACGTCAGCTCGAAGAACCGATTCTTCATCGAACGATTCCGTCAAGAATTCAATGAAAAATGGTCGATACTTGTTTAGAACATTATCCTTTTGTGATTCATCTACTTTCGGAAGAACGACGACTACCGATTTATTCATAATCAAATAGCGGTTCATTTTTCGTTGTAATTCATTCGTCTTTCCTGAATTTGCTGGTCCAAAAATGAGTGTGATTGTTCCTTCTTGATAACTCATAATATATTAATAGCTAAATTATTTTAAGCGTTTTTACTTTCATTTTTTCCAAAATGGCTTAAAGAAATTGGACAACTTATGGAATAATGGAATTACAGGAGGATGTCGAATTAGATAATGAGAACCAGACTACGCAAAAGAGGCGAGGAAGGAAGCCGAAAGCGAAAGAGGTTGAGGAAGAAGTCGCCCCTAAAAAGAGGGGACGCCGTCCGAAAGATAAGAGTTTCACCGTTATTAATACTTATAAGGAGGATGTTCCGGAAATAGAGGATGATAATATTATTCTCCATTTACCAGCGGAAGCGAATATAACAGTGGAAAATGATGATAAGATTGATACCAGTGGGATTCTTCAATATGACCCAAATTTGAAGGAACCGGCTCCTTATGAACCGATGAATTCTATGATTAGTGATTTCGCATTGATTTTGGATAAGAACAAGGTCGAAGAAGTTCCTTCGGAGAATGAGGTCAGTCAAAATGATACTGTTCCTAAATTAGAAAGCGACGAAGTTTATGTTCGCGATATTGGATTCGAGGAGTCATCAAAGAACAACTTTAAGGTTTTGAAGAAGGCAAAAATATTGATGATTGTTGCTTCTGAGGAGACGAAGAAGGACTGGGACCTATCTACGGATTGCTGTTGCTTTAATTGCACTGAGAGATTCGAGACTGTCCCGATTGGTATCCCAGTCCGATATTATAGGGGCCGTTTTTATTGTAGGGATGTGTTTTGTTCATTCAATTGCGCGGGTCGTTTTATTTTTATGAGTCATGACATTCGGAGTCAATCAAAGAAATGGGAATATTATTCATTGCTTTGTTTGATGGCGTCTAAGTTTAATATGGAAATGACCGGAGATGAAAAGATGAAACATAAGATTCGTTTAGCGGATGACCCGAGACTACTTAAAAAATTTGGGGGGCCTTACACAATTGAGAAATATAGGGAGAACTTTTATATTGTTGATACGAATCATACTTTGATGTATCCACCATTGGCGTCGATGTATCCACAGACGGAAGTCGCACAATATGTAAATATTCATCGTCAGAAGGCACATATGTTGAACAATGACATGAAGTATAATGATTATAAGCAGACTATAATGGATTTGAGATTAAGGCGAGAAAAGCCAGTTATTCAGAAAAAGAACACACTTGAAGAATACATGTCGCTTACAATCAAATAAAAAAATATTATTTATGTTTATGGGAAAACGTGTTTTTGAAGAGGTTGATGATAAGACATTTCAATATATAAAACGTTGTAAAAATGACAATGGTTTCGTGGATTGTCATAAATTATTTAGAAAGATTAATGTGGGCGATACAATTATTTTTAGTTGTAAAAATAATAAGATTGAAGCACATTTAAAGAAGGTTAATATTTATAAGTCTTTAATTGAAATGTTAGATACTACCAAAATTAAAACGATAGAATATAATGGCGCAAATCCATTTGAATTTTTGGAAATTATTAATAATAAATCCAGAAAGAAATTTCGTGTTTATGATGTCGATTATTATGAAGAGAAATCGAATGAAGATAATAACCGGCCTAAACGAAATGTCCCAAAAGAAATATCAAACATGATTGAATCAATTATTAAAAAAGATGATAATATTTGGGAGGATGATGACGAAGATGATTGGAATGATGATTAGTTTCCACCATCTTTATATTCGAAGAGTTGTTTATCAAATTCTTGGACATCTTTAATAACTTCATTACGTTTCATCTTTTCACGTGTTTTAAAGTTGAATAATTTCATCTTTTTAATTTTTGGAAATATTTTTTCAATTGAGCTTATTTTAGAAATCTCTAAATGTTCAAATACATATCCATCTGATATTTTTCCAAGTTCAATTAAGAAATAAATTGTTATCAATATAATTATTATTATTGAATATAGAAAGTTTATGTTATAATATATCATTTATATATTATAAATAAAGATTATTGTTGTGCGCAAGATGGAACATGTTGGGAATTTTCCATATCATTCTGTTCTTCGTCATCACTTTCACATTTATCAAGAATATTTATTTCAGCGGGGTCAAGTTGTTTGAAATCGACGGTATTATGTTTTTCACAAATTTTATCAAGTAAAGCACTAAATTCTTTTTCGTGTTCTTTGGGAATTTCATCTGGGAGTTCAAGCTCAAAATTGACAATGAAATCTGCGCCATTGATTCCATAACCACTTAATACATAAGATGAATGCGTGTCAATATTGAATGGATATACAAGGTTTAGTTGCTTATCCCCAAAATATTTGATGCTTCGTTCAACACCAAAATAATACTCTTTTAGGGAAATTGGGAATGTAATCTCTAAATTATTGTTTTGACCACGAACAAAATCATACTTATTTTTTTTAGGGATGGATGATTCGCTTGATTGATAAGATGATTCATCTTCTGCGCCGTCATCTTCTGCGCAATCTTCTGTGCCGTCATCTTCTTCATCTTCTGTGCCGTCATCTTCATCATCTTCTGCGCCGTCATCTTCATCATCTTCTGCGCCGTCATCTTCATCATCTTCTGCGCAGTCATCATCATCATCTTCTGTGCCGTCATCTTCTGCGCCACTATTTTCATCATCTTCATCAATATATATAAATACTAAATCCCCCGTTTTATTATTTGAATCAGTATTCCCCTGATTTTTGAATATCTGATATTCTCCAATCATTGCTCCCTTAGGTATTGTTATTTCCATATCAACTGATTCTTTTTCTAATTTTTGAACTGGTTCAACTCCATCTTCTAATTCTAAATTAGTATTAAGAGATGCGCGTTCAAATGAAATTTTCTTAACTGCTCCAAAATAAGAATCATCTAATGAAATTGGAACATATACTTTTAGGTCATCTTGCTCTTCATCTTGTTCATAATCAGACTCTTCATTTTGTTCAACTTGTTCAACTTCTTCAATCTCTTCGATTGGGTCAAGTTCGTTATCTTTACTCATAAATAAATTAAAGAAATTAATATAGTTTTATTTACGAAATAAAAAATTATTCTTTTGAAAATAGTTTTCAATTATCAAATATCGTGGCGAATTCCAATTCCAACTGGGAATCTGGGACAGCCATCCTTGCTAATCTCTTGAAATCGCACCGTCAGTAATTTACCTAAATACATCTTTTTGAAATTCTTAACCGCATTTTCAAATAATTCTCTCCTGAATTCTCTCGAACCTTTTGGTCTAACCTTAAACTTCTCCTTCTTTCCTTCGCTACTAACATAATAACATTCCCAAATAATAGTTCCGACATCATCTCCATTTGCCTCTTCATATCCGCAAACTTCGAACTCTCCATCTTCAAACTTCTTATACTTCAATAAATCGTTGCTTCGGTATCGTAATAGATATGCGCCCAACTTATTCCGCAACATACATCCCTCATATCCTTTCTCAATAAAGGTCGTATGAAAATCTTCGACGTCCTCTTTATTCTTACAATTATCGGTCTCCACATTTTTCAAATGACTGAACTTCTTCTTTTTGAAAATAGAATCAATTAGTTTCTTTCGGTCTTCATAATCCATTTCCGGATTATCGGCGCAATATAAATCATACACATGATATTCAATCAATTTGAGCTTAGTCTCCTTCTCTGGGTCCGTCTCATCCTCCATACGAATACATCCCGATAATTCTTCAAATGGTATCTTATCCGTGTATAATTCCCCGTCGATGTATATTGAGCCGTGCCCAAGCCCATCCGCAACTTCCAAAAACTTTTTAGCTTCTTCAATTAGATGTGGTATCCTCTTAAACTCCAACCCAGCCCGACTTTTCATAACTGGCGCCTTTTTATTGGAAGTCATACACCGCAATCCATCCAATTTTGGTTGGACAAAACAAGGGAAAATAATACTGGACTTTTTCTTCTTAGGGTCGAATTTATTTGCCAACATTGGAAAAACTTTTATTTCGATGTGGTCCGGATCCGTAGAATAGCCTTCCTTCTCAATCTTATCATTATATTTCTTTTCTGCTTCTTGGACGGCCTGTTCGAGAACAGTAGTTTCATTCGCCTTCCCGATATTTTTACCGGTTTTTATCACACGATGACTAACGTTCATTTTACCATCGACGTATCCATTCTCAGTAATAATAGTCGCCGTTTTATCGGGATTTATTTTTACTGAAATGAGCCACTTCTTCGTTTTATCAGTCTTTGATGTTCCATATAATGCTGGGAAACTCTTCATTATTTGATTAATGAAGAGATACTTTTATGCTAAAAATTATAATGTTCGGAAATATTTAACCCAGATTTTATTGGCGTGTGTTTCATCATCTGTCTTTGATGATTTTTCTATTGATTGTATAGAATCCCATGGTTTAATTTGTCCGATATAGTGTATAATTTTAATGCGCTTAAAGTCATATTCTTTTCCTTGGACTTCATCGATATAATAACCGAAGTTCTTTCGATAAGCTCCGATATGATTATCAAAAACGTTGTAAATATGGGGTAAATGTAGTTCCGTTTTAGAAGGCCAGTCGTGATAATACTGGTGTAAAAACCCTTGGTCTCCTTTACCCTTCTCTTTCTCGATATGACCAACTTTTGATTTCATATTTTCAAAAACGAGACTATTTGGTTCAATGACTAAAAGACCGGAGTTTAGTTGAACCCATTCTTTTTTAATCCATCCTCCCGCATTGACAGCAGACATATTTTTCTTCTCGAATAACTCATCAATATTATGTAATACAACCATGTCAGCATCTAAATAGACAACTTTGTCATATTGGGTCATGTTCCACATGTTTAGTTTACTGTAATTATAATACCGGCGGTCTTTTGGGTCATCTAAAACGGGGTTTTTAATTGGAACTATATCAATAGTATTAATTCCGTGCTTTTTAAGAGTATCTAATGTCTCTTTTGATAAGATTGGACTAACTAAAAGACTAAAAGGATATTTAGGAGATGTGCTCATAAGAGATTTCCATAAAACGAGTGCCCCATTTAAATAGCTATCGGTTGTTAGAATACTGATATAACAATATTTCATTTTATAATTTTAGAGTAAAATTATTTTTTATTTTTTACGTAATAATTTAGAAAATTATATATTTACATTTTTATGGATGAATCGTCAAAAAATTCAATATCAAGCGAATCTACATTTGATGAAGATTTAGAAAATATCGAGGAAAAAAATGATATATTATCAAAAGAGTTAGAGAAATCTGTTCAAGATGAGAAGTCAGCTGTTAAGGAAGAGAAACTTGTTCAAAATGAGAAGTCCGCCGTTAAGGAAGAGAAACTTGTTCAAAATGAGAAGTCCGCCGTTAAGGAAGAGAAACCTGTTCAAAAAAAGAAAGTTCAACCAGTTGAAGCCCC